CCCCCCGCCGATAGATTCTATGAACGGCCCGTCCGGGCCTACCCCGCCGAATTCCACAGCCGTGCCCGCCATGAAGGTTGACGGCGCGCCACCGAAAGGGTAGAAAAGCCCATGCCCGAACCGCACGAACCTCCGCAACTCGTGGAAAAGCATTTTCAGGATGCGCTGCACGATATCGGCATGATCCTGCGCGCGGTGCACGCCACGGCCACGCCCGGCGAACGCGTGGTGCGCATCGCCTGGGTGATCGGACGGCTCCCCGAAGGCTTGCGCGAAACCGTGATCGCCGAAGCGCAGAACCGCGTGATAGTCGGCTGGACGGCGGGCAAATCGCCAACAGACTGGTGAAACATGAGTTACTGGATCGTTCAGCGGAAGGAATGGTGCGTAGTCCATGCTGACACTCAGCCCGAATCGGTTAGCAACTACGACACCCGCGGGAAATCTCTGTGCTCTGAAACGCAAACCGTCTGCGGTCCATTCCAAGCTAAGTCTCCCGATGAGTCATTTCTCTTGGCCCATAAGATTTTAGAGGATGACGCGAGACAACAGCCATGAGAAAAACGCTGTGGACTTTGAACATCGGGAACTACGCTCCGGAGCTGTGCGAGCTGACGTATCCCTTGCTGCTGGCCTACGCGCGGAAGATTGGCGCGGATTTCCAGATCATCAATGAACGGCGCTTCCCGGAAATGCCCGTGGTGTACGAAAAGCTGCAAATCTTTTACCTGGGCGCGGCGAACGATTGGAACGTGTACGTCGATTCCGACGCCGTGATTTTCCCGGACATGTTTGACGTCACGGAGCGCCTGCGCAAAGACACCGTGGCGCACTACCATCGCGACCACTGCATCAACCGCTTCAAATCGAATGATTATTTTCGACGGGATGGACGGGACATCGGCGCGGCGAACTGGTTTGCCGCGGCCAGCGATTGGTGCATGGATTTGTGGCACCCGTTTGGCGAGCACTATTTCGACGGGGCGTGCGTGGAGAAAATCCTTGAGGAAATCCGGCCGATCGTGGTGGAGCGCCAAGCGGGAATTGTTCCGGGGCACTTGATCGACGATTACACGCTTTCGCTGAACATCGCGCGCTATGGCCTGAAATTCACCACCGTGGCGGAAATGATGCGCCAATCGAACGATCAGGGCGTGTACGCATGGCATACGCACCGGCTGCCGCTGCAAAAAAAGCTGGAACAGGTCCGCGCCGGACTCGGCCCGCAGGGCGCGAACCTGATGGGACTGGACGAATTCACTCAGCCTCATAACGGATTTCAGCTTGGCAACATGCCGCTCGACGCATGGCTCGCGGAATACGGCACCCTTCATACATCCCGCCGGACCGACTCAGGGCAAGCCCTTCGTTCACCCGACGTCGTGGATGTGCGACTCACGAACGATTTGCAGCCGTGCGACGGGATCGCGCCGCAGGATCACCAGCCGTGTGCGCTCGTGATGGGGCATGCCGGCCCGCATAGCCACGTCGGGCCATATCGTGACTGGAAAAAGCGCGAAGATTACGCAAAGCGCCACGGGGCCGCGCGGTGATGGGCAACGCGGACAAACTGGCGGCGGTTTTCTCTGCGCTACTCTTGTTTACGATGGCACTGACCGTATCGGGACACTTCTCTGGGCGGGCGTTTCTGTGCATCCCGATTCTGATCGCCGCCAGCGGATGCCTTGTGGCCTGGTGGAAGTCAATCTGATGGCGATCCAACTCACTGTTGACAAGCTGGAAGCGGACGGGACCATCCGCGTGCGGCACATGTTCTTCGGGGATACCCTAGAGGAATGCGAGCACTTACGCGACGAACACGCGGCGGGCTGCCATGCGTTTGGCCCGGCCCTGAAACGCGGATATAAAGGCGTGATCGAAGTGGCCGAGGAAGTGGACGAAATCCCGGAGTGGACCGACGATGACGAGGAGTGACTGGTGAGTGGTGACCTAAAACCGAACGGCGTGCGAGTCATCGTTTGCCGCATCGTTGGCCAATTTTCGGATAAATTCGAAGTATCCATCGTTTCCTCGAATCATCCGAAATATCTCATTGGAAGCATTCATCACATGGAATGTATTTGGCACGCAGCAAACGAGGGATACACAGTCTCGATCATGCCTGCGTCACTACTTACTACTCATCAGTCACCAATCACTCCGCCATGACTTCCTCCGATATTTCCGCGCTGATTCTTTCCACCGCTGCGGCTTATGGCGTGGATCCTCGGCTGGCGCTGGAAGTGGCCATGCAGGAATCGGGCTTGAACGAATCCGCCGTGAGCCCGGCCGGCGCGATCGGGATTTTTCAGTTGATGCCGGCGACGGCGGCGGACCTGGGCGTCGATCCCACCGATCCCACGCAAAACATTCAGGGCGGCGTGCAATACCTGGCCCAGATGCTGGCGCGCTATTCGGGGAACGTGGCGGAAGCCCTGGGCGCGTACAACTGGGGTCCGGGCAACATGGACGCGGCGATCGCCGCGCACGGCGCCGGCTGGATGAATTACGCCCCACTCGAGACGCAGGACTACGTGCAAACGATCGTTTCCAACATTCAGAGCCAGTACAGCGTGGCTCTGAATAGCGCGCCCTTGCCGGGCGCGACTGCCGCTGACGGGACGCCCGTGGACGCGGCGAGCGTGCTGCCGCAAGGCTGGTCGCTCGGCACAGCCCTATGGATCGGCGCGGTGGTAGTGGCCGGATGGATTGTTTTTAGCCTCTTGGAGTGATAGTCTCCCGCCATGGAATACAAAATCAGAACGCATCAGTGGATGGGAAAGGGCATCGTGGAACAGATGCGTACGTTGCCCGGAAATCGAATCGTTTATATGGGCGATCCGCCAACCGCATCTACTCCTTATCATTTTTCCCGCACCACGGTAGCCGATGTGCACTTAGTTCAAACCGCGCTCGCGGATAAATTCAAAACGGTAGTGCTCGCGCCAGATGGTCCGGAGTATTTGGAGTAGCCGTGCTCGATTTGTTTGGCCACGAGATTCTCGATACCCCAACGCCAGAGAGGCACATGGGTGATAGGGGACCTGCGCGAATCAGGACGGACAGTAGCGAAAGCGAATCCCGTACCGCAGTAGCAAAGGTCGTTCCCCGCAAAAAACTTCCTTGCACGCCGATGGACGCGATCGAGCAAGGCATCGTCCGCAAATTGCAGGCCAACGTCTCGTTTCTTCCGGGCTATTCACACAAGCGATTCGTCAACGGCCTTCATCCTGAAAAATCGCAACTGAGCGACCGCGGGCGCGCGTACCTGGCCTTCATCGCGCATCGCTATCGCCGGCAGTGGAAAGCCACGCACGAGGAATTTTGCTGGATCGTTCGCTGGGCAAGTTACGGTACACTTCCCACGCCACGATTGGATTCACAATGCCCGTAACCGACATTTACAGCCAGCTTCGCCGCGACGAGGATGTGCGGAAATTTCCGTACACGGACACTGCCGGGAAATTGACCATCGGCGTGGGGCACAACCTTACCGACAAAGGACTCTCCGACGCCGCCATCGATTTCATTCTCGAAGAGGATATCAACGATGTGATCGACGAATTGAATGTTGAGCTGCCTTGGGTCGAGGATATCGGCGCGGAGCGCAGTTCCGTGATTCTGAACATGGCATTCAATCTCGGCGTGACAAAGATGAAGGGATTTACAAAGTTTTTGCAGGCGGCGCGAGTCGGCGATTGGGAAACCGCGGCGAATGAAATGAGGGATTCCGAATGGGCGCGGCAAGTGGGAGACCGGGCCGTGAGGCTCGAACAGCAAATGCGCACTGGCGCCTGGGTGTGATCCGTGCATCTTTTCAAGGAATTCGCGCGCTACGTGCTGTACGATCCATCCGTGTACGCCCTCGCCGCGCTCGTTCTGTTTTTCGCCGCGCTTCTTTACGCGGTGCCGCTGTTTTGCTTGTTGGCGCGATTTTTGGGTTGGCCGTGGCGGCGGCGGGCGCGCTCCTAGCGGTAATGATCCTCGGCGCCCTCGAATGGCTGACGATGCAAGTACTCGGATGATTGACAAAATCGAAGCAATATCGCGCGGGATTTCCGGAGCCTTGTTTGCGGGATTCGCGCTTTGGCTCTTGTACCGTTTGGTTTTGGCTCTATTCCACTGCCATCACATTCCGTGATAGCATCGGCTCACTTGCTGAGGGGAGAAACTAGGCTGCCGCGTTAACATTCCGACTAGCGCGGCAGCCTTTGAGCGAAGCGCACATAGAGTGCGCGGGGGATAAAAAACAATGAGCGTTCTAAAGAAGATCGGCATCTTTCTGGCGGGCGCGGCTTCGGACATCACGAAGATTATGGGGTTTCCGTTCATCAGTCAGTTGCTCGGATTGATCCCCGGGAAGTTGGGCGCGGAAGTGACCACCGTGGCGGGCGACCTGAACACGTTCGCTGGAATCGTTTCCACGGCCGAGGCCATGTATCCCTCGATCGCGGGAGCCAAGACCGGATCGGCCAAGCTGACGGCCGCCGCGCCCCTCGTGCAGAAGTCCATCCTGCTGTGGGCGGAATCGAACCTGCCCGGGCACAACAAAATCATCACCAGCCCGGAACTGTTCGCGCAGCACTGCCAGAATTTTACCAGCGCCTTTGCGGATATCCTGAACGACTTTGGGGAATAGCCGCGACCTGACGCACGGACTTCATCCTTCGATTTTTCTCGCCTAGTAGCGTTTCCACCGGTGGACAAATCAGGTTAACGAGCCACTCGAGCAAAAGGCCCCGGTAAGGGGCGCTTTTGCGGTTAAGCTGACCGGCGCTTGCCATAGATATCCTCCCAGGATGCGGTGAGTTTCGCTTCGCGCAAGAGGGTCTGCGCTTCCTCGTTGGTCAGGGTTTTCCCGGTCAATTGCTCGATCCAGGCATGCTCTTCCGGCGCAAGTAAGGGAGAGTTCTCTGCGGTGCTTGCCCTGAACTGTTTTTGTGAAGGGTCCATGTCACAGAGGATCGCGCGCCGGGCGGGTTGGGCGTAATAGTCCTGGAGTACCGTGAGGCTGGTACTAAAGTTTAAAGTTTAGGCGGATTCCGCTTCCGTGAAATTCAGGAGTGAGGGGGATTTCAACTTTTGCGCGGCCATTTCGGTGTACGTGGCGCCGTCCAGGAAATAGGAGCGGCAGAGTTCGATACCGATGGCTTTCCGGCCGAGGGCCACGGCGCACATGGGCACCGTGCCGATTCCAGAGAATGGGTCAAGCACCGTTTCGCCCGGCATGGAGAATTGCGCGATCACGCGATTGGCGATGTCAAACTGCATCGGGCAAAGATGCATTTGTTTGCCTTTCTGGGCTTGCAGCATGTTCAGTGTGCGCATGCGGGCCACGTCGGTCCACACTTCCGGGGACCACGAGGCGGGCTGCAGGAGCATGAACGTAACCGGCAGGCGCTGTTTTTCGTCCAGCGATTCGGCCAGACGCACGTGCTGCTCAAAACTGTAGATATTTTTCAGCGTGTATTCGCGGAACATTTTGAAGATGGTCGCATGGGGAATGCCTTCCAGGTCCTCCGGCGCGAGCGGACGGTCGCCATTCGAGCGGGTGAATCCGTGGGCGTCCACCTGCCAGCGGCCGCGCGTGTACTCTTTCTTGGATTTCACGACGGGAGTATCCGCGTAGCTGCGCTCCGTGCTGGTGGGCGGTTTCCTAAAGAGCATCAGGTATTCCGGCATGCCCACGCCCATCTTGGTCGCATCCTTGCATTGCTCCGTCCAGCCGAGGCGATAGGTCTGATTGTTTTCCCGCACCACATCCGTGACGATGGATTTCATTCCCAGGTAGCCGAAGCCGTGCCGCGTATAGTGCGCGATGCAATCGGCGTGCAGCGGGTAGACGGTCTGGAATCCAAGGCCCGTGAGGCCGCCGGGTACGATGCGATCCTTTACGTGGATCACGGCCAGGCGGCCGGGACGCAGCGCGCGGAAAAGATGCGGCGTGAGGAAATCCATCTGCTCGAAAAAGTGCGCGTTCGATTCGGTGTGACCGAAGTCCTGATAGCTCGGCGAGTATTCGTATTGCGTGGAAAACGGAATGGACGTGAGCACCAGATCAATCGAAGCGTCCGCGATGGACGGCATCTCTTCGATGGAATCGTTTTGCACCAGGCGGTAATTCTCTCCGGTGATTTCGGCGCGGTCGGTTGAGAGTGTGCGATGCATGGCTTCCATGCTGCTCCTTTGCGCGAGGCCGTACTCGCGGATGATTTCGGCCATCTTCGCGGTTTGACTTTTGTAGCGGTCCCACTTGGCGAAGAGCACATCCCGGATGCGCTTTTCCGTGCTGGCATAGATCAGATCGATCCGCACCGGCTTCGCCTGCAGGAAGCGGTGGATCCGATGTATGGCCTGAATCCAATCGTTGAATTTGAAGCCGATGCCCACGAACACGGCGCGGTGGCAGTGGTACTGGAAATTGCAGCCCGCGCCGGCCAGCACCGGCTTGGCGGCCAGGTTGCGCAGGCGTCCCTCGCTAAAGTCGATGATGATTTGCTCGCGTTCCTCGAGCGGCTGCGCGCCGTAAACGCTGGCGGTGTAGAGCAATTCGGTTTCGATGGCTTCGCGCTCGGCCTCGAGATCGTGCCACAGAAGGAAATGCTCGGCGGGACCGGCCGCATCTACGATCTCCCGCATCTTGGCAATGCGGGCGAGCATCGTGCTGCGCTTTTCGCGCGCGGCGTCCGTCACGCCATGAGCCGCGTCGCGGAACATGCGGAATTGCCCGTCGCGTTCTTTTCCGCCGCCAGCCGCGTCGGACACTTCGATCACGTGCTCGCGGATTTCCATTTCCGGGAGGGCGTAGCCTTCGTCGATGTAGCCGAGGTCGGAAGGCTTCTGCAGGAAAATGGCCCACGAGCTGACCCACGTCCAGAAATCATCCGCGTGGTGCGCGTGCAGCGTCAGTTTGTCGGCTTTCGTCGAATCGCGCTTGAAAAAGCGCGTCTTGGCCTGCGAGACATCCATGATGCCGAGATACGCGGAGTAGGCCAGCAGTTCGATGTACTCGTTCGGGTCGGGAGTGGCGGTGGCCACAAAACGATATTTCACTGTTTCAAAGGCGCGCATGAATTCGCGGTAGGTTTTCGTTCCGCCGAAGGATCGCAGGATGGCCGCTTCGTCCAGACTGGCCATGGCAAACTGCGCGACATTGATTTTCCCTTCGCGCACGCTTTCGTAATTGGTCACGAAGATAGGCTGCGTTTTGATGTAGTCGACCTGGGCGACGTCATCATCCGTGCGGACGAAGCGCGTTTCGATTCCGAGTTTCAAGGCGTCGCGGGCAAACTCCTGGCGCACGCCAAGCGGACAGACGACCAACGACTTCGCCCCGCTTACCGCGGAGCAAATCAGTCGGGCCAGTTCCAATTGCATGAGCGTCTTACCAAGACCGAACGAGGCGAAGATGGCTCGGCGTCCTCCGCGGGCGGCCCACGCCACAACATCACGCTGGTGCGGTTGCAGGGTGGGATGAATCGCCCCGGGCTCGACGGGCACGCCGTGGTCTTTGGCCAGGGTAACCTTGCGGCGGATGAAATCGCGATAGGCCTCTGGACTAGATGTACTAGACTCGGAGGAATTCAGTCCAGCAGAACGAACTGTGGTGGCTACCGCCAAGTCTCGATTGATTTTCATGGGCCCTAGGATGCCGCAGGGGGCGTTTTGGGGGTTGGGTTGGACTTCGCATAGCGGGGCAGCCGGGTTTGTGCGCCTGCGGGCGTCCTATTCGCGGCGTTGGGCATCCTAATTCACCAGCTTTCGGATTTCGTCCAGGCGTAGGACTTCGGCCACACTCCAGCCGTGTCCGGTATGGCCAGGCGCACCGGCGGCGCGATCGTAGAAGCGGAGCAGGTCCCGCAGAGCGTTGACCATCGTGTACGGGCTATATCGCTCGCTGAATTTATTCGTGCTTCCCGGCGGCGTTCTTTGGACTTACCACGTTTCCGGCGCGCGCGTGTAGTGAGCCGCTGCATTCGAACAAGTCCCCAGACTTCGGGGCGGGCTTGCCCCGCCGTAGCTCCGGGTTTCGGAGCGGAGGCGGGATGCTTCGGATCGAGGCAGGGACCGACGCGGCCGGCGTCGATGCAATGCTCCGTCATGCGGTTGCAGGGGCGGCACCACGCCGTCGCCGTCTCCGTCGATTTGGGAAAATGTTCCGTCATGCAATTCCTAATTTCCGCATTCGCCAGTATATAGCATCAAGAGTGCGGTCGTAAGACATGAATGCGAGAGCATTCCATGCTGCATTGGGATTACGGGGGAATTGTTTGAGAATGTTTAATTCCTTCTCAGTCCACTGTCCCCGACGTAATAAGTGTAGACCTTTGGGGCGACCAACCAATTCTAAGTAGCTTGAATGGAAATATGATGGTTTCCTGTTGCCATCAACAAGTACGCATACCCGTTCCGTATTTTTCGGGTTTGTAACCACTATTCCCATCCGATTTTTGATCGAAGGGATATATTTCTCGGCCTCATCGCTAAAGCGAATGCGATCACATTTTCGAAATGGCATCAAACTCACGCCTTCGCAATCTGCGCTTTCATTTCTGGCACCGACTTGTAGGCATCGCCTTCGCGGGTTAGGAAACCGTAGCTCGTCAGCTTGGCGAGATACGGGCTCAGGATTTTCAGATTGGCTTTGTCGGCCAGGGCGCCGCGGCGGCGCAGTTCGGCGCCGACTGCGCCGCGATCGCGCGGCTTGTCGAAGAAACCTTCGTGGATCAGCAGTGCCAGCCGGCCGTCCATGGTATCGCCCTTGGCGTGGATCACCTGGCGCTCCACCTTGACGCGAATCTCCGGGCGGTGCGTGAGGATTTCCAGGATGGTCGGGTCCACGGCGGCGCGGGACTTCACGTAGCCGTAGATGTAGTCCAGGTCGGGCACGGTGAAGCGGAGGCCGTGGCCGTTGGGAGCGTGACTCGTGATTTGTGATTCGTGTTCCGTGACCGGATGCTTGGCTAACGCATCGTTCGCGGTATCGTAAATAATTTGCTGCGCTTTTTGGCTAGTATCGCCCCGCGCAGTAATGACGTTGCGGAGACGAACCACTTCTTTAGCCAGCGCATCATGGGCTTCGATCAGAACTGCGTGATCTTTCAATAGATCACGCAGCGGCTCCTTGAACCACCTAGGAATATCGAGTGTGCGACTGTCTAACAGTTGAGTTAACGCTTCGGCTGGCGTTTCTTTGTCCGGCATCGCGCCCTCACTTCCTGGCGCATTCGCGCCTCTTTGGGAACGAACAGATGTTCCAAGTACGGCCTCATGTATAGGTGCTGTTTCGCTTGCGCTTTCAGTTCGTTCAGGACTTCCGGCGATACGGGTATCGCCGGGTTGCGTAGTTTCTTCATGTTTGCCAGGCTCACTTTCGTTTAGGATTGGGGACGGGATTTTTTCGGCTTCTTCTTGGATTTCGGCATCGAACCAGACAGGATCGCGTACTGCACCAGATGCGCCGCTCCCTGAATTAAGTGGCTCATTGCCAGTCCGGGCTTCATCGCGTTGAGTTCCTGCGACGATAGAGTCGCCATTGGATTCCGGTGATGTTTCGGTTTCTTGGACATCGGGCGGCTCCTGGATTTGGACTTGCAATAACTGATGGGGTTTCCCTGCATCCTTGCGTCCCTGCCCCCTTGCATCCTTGAATGCCCTCAACATTTGCCTCGCGCTTTCGACTCGCTCCTCGCCCTTGGCGATGGCCTGAGCGTGTAATTCCGATTCCATCCAGGCGGGCTGCACGTAGACCTTGGAAACTTTAGCTTCGGGCGTGCGCACGAAGAATTCGCCGATTTTCAGCCGCGCGATGTCCACGGGTTTCAGAGCTGGCGTGAAGAGGCCCGCGAGGCTGCGCTCGATTTCGTGGCCTTCGGTTTGCACTCCGATGCCTACGATCGAGCAGGCGCGCAGCATGATTTTGTCCACCGCGGCCATATCCTGCGAATCGAGCCACATGAAGTTTTTGTTCGCGCCGGCCTTACGTACGAGCGTCTCGCAAGCCATCTTTACCGGGGAGTTTTTCCCTTGAGGAACAAAGTCTTGCGCTTCGGGGACGATGACGCGGACGCCTTTTTCATGTTGGTAGACCCACTCCATCACGGATCGGATCACGAGCGCCTGGGTTTCCATGGCGTATTCGCGCAGGTCCATCACGTTCAGTCCGTCGCCCAGGGCCAGCTTTTTCGTGTAGGGCAGGCGCGCGAGCTGCGGCATTACGATGTCGAAATACGCTTTCAGGGAGGTATAGACGCCAGCGTTGATGCCGCTGACTGGCTTGCGCGTGTACTTCCATTCTTTTTTCTTTTTCTTACCGCGCCCTTTTTCGATGTAGCCGCCCTCGCCGCCGAGCAGCGCCTTGATGTTTTCGTGCACGTCTTTCAGTGTTTTGGCGGAACGGGGATCCTCGCAGCACCGAATGATCCAAGCCTCCTCAAAATTTAGTTTCCTTTGTTGGCTTGCTTCCAGGATGGATTTAACCCAGCGCCAGAGCGGTTGCTCTTCGTCGTTTGTCGGCTCAGAGAAATAAGGGGGGATCATTCTCCCCGTAAGGAATCCCCCCTCGCCCTGTTTCGTGATGAACGCGACGGCCCTCAGTTCACCGCGATAGGCGATGGCCTCGAGCGCCGTAGTTTTCCCGGAAAGCTGCGTCTGGCCAAACCACGCCAGATGCCCCGTCTCCGGGATTTCCACGCGCTTGCCCGTCCCGATTTCCCAGCCCAGTAAAATCATGGCTCGCGCTTCCGATATGTTTCCGATCGCTTGATGTAATAGAGCGGCGATGAGATATTGATGGCATGTTTGTACACGGCATCGAACACGCAGCAACCCAGGAAATAATCGGGGACGGTGACATTCGCCGCCGTCAGTACTGAACCGGAGTTTTCGACCAGTTCAATACGCAGAGAGAAAAAACGCAGACGCGGGGGCTCGGGCGCGAGGGCGGTACTAGTCTCCGATCGCGCCCGGCTAACTGGTGAGGAGTGTCCTCGTTTAGTCACCCCGTTTCGTGCGTCGCGGTTTCGGGAATCTCCAACCCGTCCGCTCTTTGCGCTGCGCAAATTCATTCGTGCTGTCCTTTGCACGCGAGAGTTGCAGGATTCTCGCGGACGTAAATGCCGCTATGATGCCGTTCCCCACAAAAACAACACACATCCTCCGGGCCGACGTGTTCTCGACACGCCCTATGTTCAGGATCGCGCTTATCCCAACAGTCGCAACAAATCGAATGCGTCCACTGGCTCAATTCTCCCCCGGTTGCCTTTGCGACGATGGCGTGGGACTTTTCTTTTTCACGCTGATGGCGAGGCGCAGGCCCATCTTTTCCGCCAGCTCGTAGAGTTCCTTCACGCGGCGCTGAAATTCCTCTTGCGCGCTCTCGTAGTGCCGCTCTGGGGCTGGCTTCGTCATCGCAATATCGGCTCAAGACTGTCATTCGGGCCGGCGGCTGGACCGCTCGTCCATTCCTGCCCGTCAAATATGGCAACGAGATTAAGGCCATCAACGCGCCAGATATAAACCGCAATCCGACGATCTGATTTAAAATCTAAGTTTGAAGGACGGCGAAAGGCAAACCATTGCTCAATTTGCAATCGCGCCGCATTCAGGCTGCCATACCGCCGCAGCCGCGTATCGCCTGGAAATTGAACTTTGTAATTTAGGGCCACAAGTCACCAATCACGAATCACTAGTCACTAGCTCGGCAGGTGAATTCGCCGTTCATCCTGCTTCACATTGGCGTAGCCGAGCTGCCAGGCGCGGCGCCGCAGGCTCACCCTGGATTGAAACATCATGGCGAAGAACTGCGCTTGGCATTCGTTCAGTTCGTCCGCACACAGGAGCGACGAGCCGGTGCGCGCCTGGATCGTGAGTGCATCGCCGTGCGCCGTGACCAGATGGTCCGCCCAAGCCTTCGTGGGCCACATGGGAAAGCCCGCGCCGCAATGCTCGCAAAAGGATTTTTCCCCTTCGCAGATTTCCGCGATCCAGGAATTCGCCGGCACGCGCGCGTCCAGCTCCGGCGCGAAAGCCACGCCCGCGATTTGCGAATCGCGAATCCATAGAGGCTCGGAAGATTCGTGACTGGTGACTAGTGACTCATGATTCGTGTCCACTATTACACTCTTCTTTCCATTCCGCAGATGGCGCGTTGGAAGGTCATGCCCGCAAAACCTCAAACACATGCCACACGAAAGAGTGTTCCGACGCATCAAGCACCTGATAGGTGCCCACGTACTTGAAATCAGTAGACCCCATGTCTTGCCCAGTCGGATGAATCTGAAATATGCGCGTGACAGGTTCGGCATCGGGATCAACTTTGGCCCAAATGCACGGCTTACCGTACTGCAATTGAACGCAGAGAATCTCGGCGCCTTTGGGCATTTCCCACACCGCATACGGAGACTCGAATTGGTATTTCCAGATTTTCACCAGTCACCCTTCACTCCGTTCAGGGCAAGCCAGTCATTCACCTTGAGCCCTTGCCAGTACCATCCCGGCGAACTGAGTGCGGCGCGCCACTATGCGGCGGTCGAAGTCGGCGGCTCCTTTTTTGGCGCGTAGTCGGCGGGGACTCCCGGATTCACGCCGAGGCGATCGAGCGCGCCCGCCGTGGTCGACTCCGGTTCCTTGGACGCTCCCGCGAGCTCCGCGATTAACATCCGCATCTGCTCCGCGTCCGCCGTCTCCAGCCGGTTCACCAGCGCCACGAATTTGATCCCCTTGGCGCTCACGCCTTCCCAAACGCGGAAATTCAGCCCTTGCCAGATCAGCGTCTTGTTCGTGCTCTCGATTGTGGCTTTCATATACCCCTTTCGTGACTGGTGACTGGTGACTAGTGACTAGTGAACCCCGTAAAGCTACTTCCTGGGCCTGGAACCACTCGTCAGCTTTCCAGACCAGATCGTGCCCGACCCTCAGAAACAGTTTCCAGAGGAACCGCCGAATTTTGGTCGCCATTGGAAATTCCCTTCCGCCTGGCCACTTCTTTCATCAGCACGTCCCGGATCCACGACGAGAGCGAACGCTGCTCCGACGCTGCATAAGCCTTCCAGTTCGCAATTTCCTGCGGCCGGGCTGAGAAGTTGCAGTAGAGCCATTCGCCCGTGGCCGTCGTTCGTGGTTTTTGCTGTTTCTTCGCTTTTGCCATTTCCGTTTTTTTCCGCCTCTTGCCAGGCAAGAGAGAGTATGCGCACAACAACGAATATTGTCAAGTTCTTTTTAATTACAGTTGTGGAAATGTCGGCTAACCCCTTGCGGGACAGAAAGAAAGAAAGAGAAAGTAGGTCAACTGCTCTCTCCACGGAGTGACGAAAATTATCGTGTATTTCTTACCGTGTTTCGTCACTTGGGGGGTGCGGGAGAGAACGGTGGGCTTTACTGTGGAAAACTCGCCGAAGGGGCGTGGAATCACACACTTGCCAAATGCCCACCTAAATGCCCACAAATGCCCAAAAAGCCCAAATGCCCACAGGGGGTGGGCATTTGGAACCTACTGTGCCCGTGGGAGTTAGGCTCTAAATGCCCACTTTCCCACTCTCTACGCGCGCGCGAGGGTTTCCGGCGCTCTTCGCCTTTTCTTTGGGGGTGGGCATTTAGACGATGTTCAGACTGTGCGCGGAGCCAAGAAAAAATTATGTGGGTATACGGCGGTCAGTCGCAAGCTTTCATCTTGTCGGCGATGCCGTCCTCGCCCTCAACGTAACGCTTCCAGGGGATGAATTTCCGCTCATGCCAGAAGCCCCATTCACGGACTGGCTTTAGCACGATCACGAGGGTCCAGCAGTTTTTCGAGGGGACTATGAGGCGGTGAATGTGCGTGGCAGGGAACGTCCGAAGCCAGGGCGCGGAATATTTCGTCCAGCACTGGATGTCGTTATCTTGGCCGAAGCGAGTCTCTTCGATGTACCAGCCCCAGAGCCCGATGGAGATAAACCGCTTCGGATGATCGTGTAGGTCGCGCGACCAATCGTCGCCGACGAAGTGGTGCAAGTAGATTCCACGCCCGCGCCACTTCGCCACGGTCCAACGCCAAAGATAGGTTTCGCAGCGTTCGTGCCCGTTGATTTGTTCCGGCTCGCCGAAGAGACGATTCAAGATTGCCGTCAACATTTTTCAAACTCCTTCTCGCCGATCAGCGCGATCTGGACCTGATTCCATTCGCGCCCTTTTGAAAGCGTGTTGTGAAGCACAAACGTGATGGCGCGGCTGGCCGGAATCTGTACTTCTTGGAATAAATAGAACGGGTTACGAGCGGTACCGCCGATGTTGTACGAGTACAGGGGAGTTTTGGAAATCGGCCCTTTCGGCGTAACGATTTCCACTAGTAGCGGATATTTTGCGTCGAGCACGAGCCTTTGCCAGAAGAAATCACAATCCGAATCCACCACCCAAACAAAGCGATCCGCGCGTTTGCTGAGGCGGGCTGGACGCAATGATTTGTGAGCGCCGAAAATACACGGCATTCGTTCGCTCACAATTCCTCGCTGATGCCGGACGCCGTGTACATCGCCAGGCCGCCGCGGCCTTTTTTTCCGCCGCTTACTTTGCGGATCAGGTGCTGCACGAGCCAGGCCTTGATGCGCCGCTGGGCGCTGGTGCGGGAGATGTTCATCACTTCCATCAGCGTGCGGATGTTCCATTCCGTGTCCATCTCTTCGATCGCGTTGGCCAGGCCGTCGCCCTCTTCCAGAGACTCGAGCCGCACCGGATTCGTGGACGCCAAATCCAGGATCATGCGCATGGGATCGACGCTGGGACCGAGTTTGTTGTCCACTTCGATTTCCACATGGGAGATGTTGCCCGTCATCGTTTTGCGCTTGAACTGGATCATCACGTTGGCCCAGCCGGGGAAATTGTAGCTGCCGGCGGCGGCGTTCATCAGGTCCGCGTCTTTTTTGTTTTCGTGGTGCACCAGCACGATGGCCGCGCCCGTCACGTCCCGGATGGCGTCGATCATTTCCAGGAATTTCGATGTGTCGGTGGGGCTATTCAAATCTCCGTGGCCCTCGAAGATGCGCCGCAGGACGTCCAGAACGATCATGTCCGCCTTGAATTCGAGGGCCTGCTTCACCAGCTTTTTGCACCACTGCGGCGTGAAGCCGGTGAAATCGGAGCGCTTGACGATCCACACATTTTCCTGGGCGCAATTCATAAACTGCGACGTGGTCATAAAATCCCGCACGCGTTTCTGGACGGCGGCATCGGGATCCTCGACCTGCACAAGCATTGTCTTCACCGCGCGTTTCACTTCCAGTTTGCCCATGGCGCGCTCAGTCTCCACCGTAGCGGCCAGGGCCAGGCCGGTGGTGAAAAAGCTTTTCATGCGGTGCGGTAGGGCCACGATCATCACCGAAGCCCCGCGGGGAATTAAACCCTCGATCAAATGCTCCTGCGGGGGAAACTCCATGTTCAGGAAATCGAGCAGGGAACTGCCCAGATGCCCGTTTCCGTTTCCGTTTCCGTTTGTGGGCAGGAGAGCGCCGGCTTCCATGGTGGCCTTGAACTGTTCTTCCAAATCCTCGGCGCTTACCGCGCCTTCCATCGCTCTCCGCTGCACGAATTCCGTTTCGCGGATCAGCTTCCGCAGGCGCGCTTTCGTCTGCACGATGTCCGCGTAGTGCGCCAGGTTGGCGATCGCGGGGCGGCCGTCCATCAGCGCGTCAATGTAGGCGGGGCCGCCGGCGAGCTCCAGCGTCTTGGCCTGAGAAAGCCACTCGATCACGTGGATCGAATCCATCGGCAATTCGTCCTCGTGCAGCGCCAGGATGGCGTCATAAATTTTCTTATGATTCACGTGGTAAAAATATTCAGGGACGAGCTTATCGGCCACGGATTCGAGGGCCGAATTCTGTAGCATGATGCCGCCGAGGATAGCGCGCTCCGCTTCGATGTTGTGGGGCAGTTCGGGAGCGGTCTGCGCGGCGGCGGAACTGCGTGTCATGCGGAACCCCGGGCTTGCCCTGACGAAGGAAGGGAGGCAAGAGGCAGGGAGGCAGGAACGGCGGGTTTATAGCAGCGGGCGATCCATTGCGCGAGAGGGAAGGGTATCTTGGCGATTTCGGCGGATGCGGCTTTGCGCTGGATACTATTCGATCCGAAGTTCCTTGAGCCTTGGCCTTGCTGGTATTTTCCAACCCATCCCGATTGGCCCGGACTTCGTTGCTTGATTCCTTCCATCTTCCAATGTTTTGAAACTTCGTCTGTCTCTTTAAATCGGCTCCAGTTCTGCCCGGACACTTTTACGGATGCCGTCTGGAAACTTCGGCCGCTGCCGTCAAACCGAAATCCCGGAACCTTTGAGCCTTTGAATGTGGGCGGCATCAACGCCGGAATATCTCCCCACAGATAATAGCTGCCAAAGTGCCACGACGCGGAACCGACCCACCTTTCCGCGCCGCGCACGTTCTCGATCACGAGCGGAATGTATCGTCCTGCCGCTTCGCTCGCTTCGCGCTGGATGCGGAAACAGGCGTTGAACAGTTCGATGAAATTGTGCGGCGGTCCTATCGCGTTCAATGCTTTGGCGCGCTTCCATGGCATCGCACGATAGCTCGGCTCCTGGCACGGCGGCGAAGCCACGATGCACGCCGCGTCCGCGAGTTGCGAGCCGTGAATGCTGCGTACGTCCGCGAGGATCAATTCGCCGGGATACGTGCCCGTGCCGTAGTCGTGCTTTTCGATGTCGTAGCCGATGCAGCGGAAACCTTCGGAGAGAAAGCCTTCGGCCCAACCGCCGAGTCCGCAGTAGAGGTCATAGCAAATGGGAAGTGGAGAACGGGAAGATAATTCGCCTAGGGTAAGTTTTTCCATGGTTGCCAGGACGAAACCGGGGCGCCGCCTGGCAAGGTTGAGCGCCCCGATTTCTTTCACCGCGAAAGCGCCCCTTGCCGGGGCCTTTCGCTCACTACAAAGCTCGCGTGTGCGCGGTGCACGGCAAGCGGGGACGAAGCTACGGTATTCCCGATACGCGGTCAAGAAAAAATCGCTGTGTGTGTCTAAAGAGTCTGAGGAAAAGATGTGGGAATGTGGAGAAAAAAGGAAAGGAAGCGCTGGGCAGGGGACTTATTTCTGCGCACTCTCGCTTAGTATCGGCGAGTGCTCTGAGTCATTGACTGAGCTACCAGCGCAAAATGATTATACATGAAATCAAACGCCCCGCGCGATGGTCGAACCACCTAAGGCGCGGGGCGGTCATAGAGACAATCCCCTTGTTACGTTTGGCACATATCCGTGCGCCCAAAGCACGCGCAGGCAGGAAATTTTATACCACACCTGCGCTCGGCGTGGCCGCTTTTTCCAGTTCGGCGTTTTCCTTGGCGATCTTTAGAAAATCCTCGATGATCGCCGGTAGGCGCGGATCGTCGGCCACTTCCGTCAAGAGTGCGGCGCCGAAGTATTGCATCTGCGTTTCGCGGCTCTTGAAGAAGGCGAGGAGCTGTTCCTTCGAAAACTTCACCATCTCGTCCAGGATTTCCGGCCAGGCGTTGCGCAGGTAGTCGTACATATCCTGCCCGGTGGATTTCGGATTCTTGATGCCCATGACCAAACGGTGCAAGTGAGACTGCGCGATGATCGCCTGCGCCACTTCGGGCGTCACGGCGGCGGATTCCGAGGAAGGAGCCGCGGCGACGGTGGAATTGGCACCGTTGGCAGACGCCGCGGCCTGGGGGGCAGGAGAAGGCGCTACATCGATCACGTTGGGATCGCCGGGCTTCATCTCGCCGCGCTGCAGGCGAATGGTGCGCTCCTGCGCTTCGGACGTTTTCCGGAATTCGCTCAGCCCCTGCACCATGCGGTCCACCAGCATGGGCAGGTTGGACGCGAACGTCGACGCGAGGTCCGCCTTAGGCACGCCGCTGGCGATCAGCCCGGAAGTTTTCAGCGTGGTGATCAGGGCGAGGATTTCCTCCACGCCTTTCTTTTCGGGCGAGCCTACGACGCCCAGTTCCTTAAGCACGCGAATCGTATCGAGCAGCCCGTGCTCGGCATTTCCGCCGCCGAGGATTTCCTTGGCCGCGCGCAGCGTCTCCAGGGGATTTTGCTGCGACGGCATTTGCCCCTTCACCATTTCGAGCGCGGTGAGCATAGAGCTGCGCATTACGTCCATCTGCAATTGCATGAACTGCGGATTGGCGTACATGCGCATGGCCTCGATCGCCACGGAGTCCGAGCCGGTCGCGCCGTTCCCGTTGCGCGGCACGCTATTCACGATGGGTTGGCCCTCGAGTTCCAGCGTGTAGCGGCCCACAAGAGTCTGTTTTTTCGGCGGCCCATACAGCCACAGCAAGTATTTTCCGCCCCCGAAGCGCGAGCGCACATCTTCCTCTGTAAAAGGGGCGGTGAACATGTTGTCGACGGGCGCGGCGCCGCGATCCCACTTTTCACCGGCGCGGTAGACGCGCATGATGTGCTCGGTCCACTGCTCTTTTGTGAGGGAGTTTACGACTACATCCAAGTCTCGATCGTAGAATTCGGCGGCTCGTGCCTCACGGGGAGCGCCGCGCGGCGGCAAAACTTCGGATTCAATCGTCTTACGAAAACGGGTTCCAGGTGCGGGCTGCGTCATCGTGGCCACTCGGAAAGCCTCATTTCTCTTGCCAGGATCATGGCTAGTAAAGCACAGGAGTGCGCGATTGTCACCCTTACAAGGGATTGCTGTAGTCATTGGAGTAAATGATTGAACACAATGACATTACTCTTTCGCGCCGCGCCGCGCCGGGTGCAGAATCTCCCGCATGGGAATTTTCCCCACAGAAGATTCGGCCGCGTTGTTCGTGACGCCGCTACTCGGCGGCGATGCAGGCACGGAGCAAACGATTTGGAAACTGCGCGGCCTCTTGGACGATGCGTGGAAGGATTCGTTCGTCAACCGTACCGCCATCGATATCGTGCGCAATGCGGGTGTCCTTCCGTACGATTCATGGGGGCAGGTGCGCGCGATCTACAACTGGATTCTGACGAATTTCTATTTTGTGAACGATCCGGTGACCAAAGAAGCGGTCCGTCCGACAACGGAATTACTGAAACTGATGGCGGGAGACTGCGACGATATCAACGCCAACATGATTCCCGCGCTGCTCGGCACGATCGGCTACGAAACGCGATTCGTGACCGTGGCCGCCGACGCGAATCATCCCGACCTGTTTAGCCATATCTACGTGGAAGTGAACCTGAACGGCGCGTGGTATCCGCTCGATGCCGCGCATCCCGGCGCGCAGTTCGGAGTCGCACCGCGTTTTTTCTTTCGCCGCGAATGGTGGAGCACGATTGATGGCTCACACGCGGAATATCCGGAAGATTCCGATGGCCAAATGGCGGGATACGTCCCCGCTGGCGTTCGCGGATTGAATGGAGTCACTTCGGATTTGAGCACGGTGCTCCTCGACGCTTCGGGCGCGCTGAAATCGGTGGGCGGACAAACGGTACAGAACGTCGTGGGCCCAGCGATCGGTCCGGGCGGCAGCGCGATGATCGCGCAGCCCGCCGCGCAGCCGTTTCTTTCGAGCGGCATCGGCGAATTACTCGTCGTGGGCGCGATCCTCGGCGGGCTGTGGTTGCTTACGAGAGACTAATGGCCTACGCTGCGCTCTCAACTCGAAATGGAAATGGGCTGCATCCCATGCTGCGCGGACTCGGCTTTCTGGGCGATGCGTCCACTCCACTTTCTCCCACTGACGCGATCAACGCCGCGATCCAAGCCTATTCCGGCGCGCACCTGAATCCCGCGCAAACGCAAAATCAAGCCTGGCTTTCCGCCGCGGAGTCCGCCGTCGCCAACGCCAATATCGACGTGACTGGCGGCTTCGGCCCGGATTGCACGGGACAAACTGCCCAGCCATTGAATCTGTTTCAAACTGTCAGCGGACTTGCGTTGGGTACCACGGCTGCCACGGTCGGAGTTCTAGCTTCGCCATCTGTGGCCCTAATTCCCGCGGCTGCTGTGCCCGTAGTGGGATGGATCGTGGCAGGCGTCGGCGCGATCATCGGCTTGATCGATGCGATTTTCGAGCATCACGCCGCGGCGGTGAAACGCGATCTGGCTTTTGGCTGTTCCGCGATCCCCGCTGTAAACAACGCCATGGCCGTAATCATCAAGGGCGTGCAAAACGGCACGATTCTGCCCGCCGACGCAGCCAATTCCTTGCAGGAAATCTATTCGCAGTTCATGGCCGCCGGCGGCGCATCGGGCAGCGCGTCCGGGCCCGGTGGAATTCCCAGCGGCGGCAAAGCCATCAACGATTCGCCGTTCTGTAATTCCAATTGCGAGCTGAGCCTCACGGTCTATGCCATGGTGCTGTATTGGACAGCGCAATTCCAGGCCCAGGCGGCGCAAGCGGCAGCCGTGGCCGCGGAAGCCGCCACGCAAACGGCGTCACAGGGCGGCTCCACTGTTCCTGATCTCGTTTCCTCGCCCCAAACTACCAGCGGTTTTTCTCTTTCGGAAATCCCCGCATGGGGATGGATCGCGCTCGCAGTAGTCGGCGCCTGGGCGGTGGCAGGATGATCCCCGGCGGCATGGTCGATATACTGCAAATCGCCAAGGTATGCCATGCGGCGAATCGCGCGTACTGCCAAACGATCGGTGATTCGTCTCAATTTCCATGGCAAGAATCTCCGGATTGGCAGCGTGAGTCTGCGATTAAGGGCGTTGAATTCCATCTCTCGCATTTGACCGTTGGCGAAAAAGTGTTGCCATCTGCAAGTCACGAATCGTGGATGGAAGAAAAGAAATCGGCGGGATGGAAGTACGGCCCAGTGAAAGACGCCGAGAAAAAGGAACATCCGTGTTTTCTGCCCTACGATCAACTTCCCAGCGAGCAGCGAATTAAAGACTACATTTTCTCCGGAATCGTAGAAGCGTTTTATCGGGAATCTATAGATCGACGCAAGGCGGTATCCGCGTAATGGCGTACGCGCGACTCAACACGCGAAATGCGAACGGACTGCACCCAAACCTACGGGGACTGGGCGCGTATGCCGCGCTTTCCACGCGCGAAGATGCGGGCTTGCGGCCGATGTTTCGCGGCTACGACGCCGGTAAGTCGTCGCTTCTAGGCGATGCGCCGCTGACGAATATTTCTTTCGGCCCGGGCGGACAATTCGCCGTGAGTACGGCCACGGTGCCCACGCAGACGAGTATCTTCGATCAGATGCTCACGTGGATGGGGCAGTCGACGCTCTGGCCCGGCATGCCCAATTCAATCTTCGCCATCGGCGCGGGTGTGTTCGTCCTAGCAAAAGTTTTCGGTGGGCGGAGACGCTGATGGCATACGCCGCACTCACGTCTCCATTGCCGGGCCTGACAGTCTCGCCCACGGGCGACCGATGCTGCGGGCTCCGCGGCTACCAGCCGGGCGCGCACGCACTCCTCGGAATGCTCGGCGATGATCCTGTGGTGTTCGATACATCATCTACCGATCCGACTGGCAGCCTGATCGATCCCACGGCCATCGATCAGCCGTCGCCCATCATCGACTTGACGCCACCGGTCGACACGACGTCCTTGCCGTTTCCGAATCAACTTTCTCCCTCGCTGTATTCGTCCTACCCCACCACCGTGGGCACGGAGTTCACCAGCAACGGCGATGGCACCTACACGAACATTCAGACGGGCCAAACGGTTCCGTATCAAATTGCCGAGCAGCTTACCGCTGCTACCACCGGCGCGGCGACGTCTGCGGTGGACACGACGGCCACGGGACAGAACATAAACATCACCGATCCGAATACCGGCGCGACGTCCACGATCAACACGAACAACCTCACCACGGCCGCGCAGGCGCTGCAGGCCGCCGGACAGCTCGTGAACGCGGCGGGAAAACTCACGGCGCAAGGCCAGGCGCTCTTGAATGGCGGAAACCTGTACAAAGCGCCGCCCGCGACGGGAATTTCCGGTGCCATGAGCTCGCTCACGTCCTGGATGTCCGGCTCGACGCTGATTGCGGGAGTCCCGAATCTGGTGATCGCCCTCGGCGTTCCGCTGCTCTTAGTTGTGGCAAGTCAGATTTCGATGGGCGGCGGAAGAAAGAGGCGGCGATGATCGAAATTTGCATCGCTGCCACTGTCACATTCTGTTTAGGAGTGGCGGCTGGATTGTTCGCCTACCACAAACTCTGGGTTCGTTTGTTCCGGTTCAAAGCACATCGTGACAACGTTCTGAAACTCATTGAAATGAATTCAGAAATCGACGAAGGGGCATTCGTATCGAAGGGGAAATCTAACGGATGATCGCCGTCAATCATCCCGCGCTCGGTGCTGCGCTCACGCAGGATCCCATGGCGCGCATTTCTCCGATCGAATACCGGATCATGCCGCCCATTTCGATTGTCAAGGCGCCGCCGACGTCCACGCCACAGGAGCCACTACAAACGCCCACGCTGCCGCCGAATCAGATTTCGCCGCCAATTGAGGTTGGGGTGCCAATTCAGGTGTCCAGCGCCGCGCCGTCCGCTGCGCCGCTGCCAGTGCAAGTCTCGAACATCATCGATCCGGTTACGGGCGTCACCTATGCCGGATATCTCACGCAGGATGCGCAGACGCTGTACAACTCCGGATCGCTCTTGACCGCCGGAAACGTGCTCACGCCGCAAGGCTCCGCGCTGGCCGCGCAGGGAGACTTGATTCAGGGCACGCCCGCGCCCAGCGCCGCGCAAATCGCGCAGGCGCAATCGGCGGTCACATCATCTCTCGCCGCTCCTTCCGTCGCTGGCACCTCATGGCTCGATTGGTTCACGGAAGAAACGCTTTTCCCCGGCTACCCGAACGGCCTCGTGGCCGCAGGCGGCGTAATCGCGGTTGCGTGGTTCATGGGCGGAAAGAAAAGTCGCCGATGAACCGGTGTTTCATATACGGATGGATTTTGATCGCCGGCAATGCGGGCGGATTGATCGCCAGCATCATTGAAAGGAATCCCGTATTTACGACGCTCTTGCTGCTCGGTTCTTTGGCAGCCTGCGAGGCTCAGAGATTGCGATACCGGCGGTTGGGAGCAAAAAATGATCTTTCCTAACCATCCTGCGTACGCTGAGATTCGCGCCGGCATGGGCTATCAGCCCGGCGGCATCGTGTTCGCCTCGTGGATTCTCGGCGGAAAGAAGGGTCGCCGATGATGCGCCAGATTTCCAAATCGGCGATTCGTAATCGAGGGCATGTCAAGAACTGGATAGGCAAGATTCCGTTCGATAGGCTTCTGATCGAAGTCGCCGCAAGAATGAAATCGAATCGCTTAGTGATTCGACGGGGACGAAAATAAATGCTTTTCCCGAACCATCCCGCGTACGCTGAGATTCGCGCCGGCATGGGCTACCAGCCCGGCGCGCATGCGCTCTTGGGCTACGCCGCACCCGCTCACGATTTGGACGGCTACCACGCCGGCGCGTACGCCCTCGGCGATTTCTCCGCATCGATGGAGAATGCCGCCTTAGACCAGGGAATCTCCATCAATGATATCGAACTTCTGAATTCGCTGGGCGCGACGGATCAGGATTTGTCCAACCTGATCAATGGAAACATCACGCTTACCGCGCTCTACGCGCAGTACGGGGTAACGATTCCCGGCGGCGGCGGAGTCGCTCCCACGACGCCTGCGTCAGCGTCGGTCACACCACCGCCTGCGCCATCCGGTCCACCGGCTCAAGTGCCATCCGGCAGTACGCTCGTCTATACCGTTACGTGGTCACCGGGGATCGGGAATCTAACTGTCAGCACGAGTGATGCGATCTCAGGCTTGCAGCAAGGCTTAAAAGCTCACGGGATGTCTCTGATTAATGGGCAGCCTAAAGCGAGCGGGCTCACGACATATGGATTGCAAGCGACAATCCTGGATTCCATCGGGCATCAATACCAGTCCGACGCGCAATCCGTTCTTGACGGCGTGATGCAACAGGTCGTTGGCAATCATTTGCAAGGATCGAATATTTCTTCGATTACTCCGCCGGGCGGTGCAGCAGGTCCGGGCGGCACACCGAATCCGAATCCGCCGACTGACCTGACCGCGTGGTTTGAAAACAACGCGGGATATATCGGCCTCGGCGTAGTGGCACTGGTTTTCGGTTCCGCGATGATCAACACATTGGGCGGACGCCGATGAGGTTCGGGCTGTTTGGCATCAAGAAATTTCAGAAAGCTGAGACAGAGAGGAAACGCGAAATGACGGACACAAAAACTATCGAGGATTTTCCGGTCGGAACGAAAGTCGTGTTCGACCTGGACGGGATCAAAGTCCACGGCACCGTGGAATCGATCCAGCTCGGCAAAAAGCTGGTGGACGTAAAAATCTACGAAGCCGGGCATCGCGATCACTGCCGCATCGTCGCGCGCCCGCCCGAAACGCTCTATGACGCCGCCGATGATGATGGCCCGTCCAGCTACGCCGATTTGCAGAAGCGCGTCGAAGGCGAGACTCACGAATCCGTCAGAGATTTGCAAGGGGCTCTCTCACGCCTACTCGAACGCGTCGAGGCTCTCGAAGAGTCTGTGCGTAGTTTGCAAGCGAAAGTGGCCCTATTGGAATCCAAGCCAGACGGAGGCATCGCGGCTTCGGCCTAAATGAGCAAAAGGCCCCGGTAAGGGGCGCTTTTGCGGTGAAACTGACTCTCATGCCACGACGAGCTAAAAATCCGGCGGAACTGGTGCTCATGGGCGCCAATCCCTCGGAGCTCGTTCTGATGGGCGGAAACCCTTCACCAAACAGACGGGGGCGCCGGCGTAATGCATCCGGACTCGCTGGCGCTTCCCAAGTTTACGAGGAGTTCCACGGCGAGCCGGGCAAGCACGTGGACACCTACATCGAACCGGAGCCGCGCCCCGCGAATCTGGGCCAGCTCGGCGTGCTGCGTAAATTACAAGTGAAGCGTACCGGCGGATGGAAGTGGGGCAAGTTCGATTTCGTCGGCAAGGATGTGCAGGTTGCAGGGAACGTCGGCCACTCGCAGATTTATTTCGTGGGCGGGGATCAGAAAGTGACGCGCGGCCAACTGACGTACCTGGGCGTGGACAATTCGAAGGAACTGATCGACCTGGGCGAGTGCATGGAAATCGAGTATCGCGCAAAAAAGGCGCACGTCGACGGGATCGAGAGCAACTACTACCACCAGTTTGGCGACGTCACGGGCCGCCGCCCCCGGCTCATGTATGACCGTCGCGGCCCGCAAGGCCGCCTGTTTCTGGTGGGAGGGGAATACACCATCGAACCGGAAGGAATCGTCAACTGATCGGTGATCCGTCCGCCACAAGGCTTTAGCGCGATGCGCGAAGGCGGATCACCGGATTCAGTCAGCGTGGCGGGACTCGAGCGCCTAGGATCGGCCGCTGCTTGACGGAATCGTAGCAAGGAAAGGGAAGCGGATGCTAGCGGGAACTGAACACGGAATCAGCAAGGCCAACATCGTCACGGGCGCGGCGAAGGATTTGGATTTGTGCCTGCGCATCAGCCGCGAACGCATGCGCGCGGGCCCACGCAAGGGCTACAACATTTTCGGCAGGATCGAAACGATCTACTTTGAGCCGGACCGCGATTGTCGCATGCCGCTGCACAAGGCCGCGAAAGTCGGTCGGCGGCTGTACTGGCCTGAGAACGGTCCCACGCTGGCCATCTCGATTCCCGAAAGCGATTTATTGATTCCGTCGCGTTTGCCGCTTCGCAGGGGGCTGGCCGCGTTGCCGGATGTGCCCGATCCGGAGCATCCGGCGACGAATCCTTACGACGTGGACCAACACGGACAATCGCACCTTACGCCGGGGAAAAAAGAGCACGAAGCGCCGAAGTTCAAGCAACTGCTCGAGGAAGTGGCCAGCGCGAAGTTCCGCAACTTCCTGATCTTTCATCCCGTGGCGCAAATCATCGTGATCCCCACTTCGGGAAACGCCACGTGGGCAGCCCTGGGCAGCACCGCGATGCCGATTTCCTCGTTTTCCAGTTTTGACGGCACGAAGATGGCGCTGCTCGTCGATCCCTACACGGGCGAAATGTTTTTGAAGGGCGGCCGCGCCAGCATTTCGGAATACGTCGATCCGAATGCCGTGCGCGCCGAAACGACCGCGCAGCGCAATGAGCGCGAAGAGGTCCAAACACTTTTGTCAGGCGCACGCACATGATCGTGCGTTTGGTCAATCCGACGTATGACGCTCGCCGGCGTCGCGTCCGCAACGAACACAACGGCGGGGAAGGAGGAATTTCTATGGCGCATCACAGAAGGCGCAATCCCTTTGCCGCGGGCAGCATCAACCAACTCGCGGTGAAGGTGGCCGGCGCGCTCGCCGGTGCCGTGGGCGCGTCCGCAATTCCCAGCATGGTCAGCCCTTCGCTGAATACCGGCTGGGCGGGCGTGGGCATGGCTCTCGTCGTGGCGTTTGGCGGCGCGTACCTTTTGAGAGGAATGAGTCAAAACCTTTCGGAAGGCGTGCTGATCGGCGGTTCGGTGCAGGCCGTTTCCCGTGCCATCACCATTGTCACCGGGAAAACGCTGCTCACCGCGTCCATGGGCCAGTACGGACCGTTGAATTTCACGATCCCGACGCCGGCCTATCAGTCGCAGCCCGCGATCGCCGCGTCCGCTTCCAAAACATCCGGAAGTAAGGGCGCGGTTTCGCCGGCAGCCGCAGCCGCGATGGGAATGCTCGGTCCCCGTCGCAGCTATTCGAAATTCGTGAGCTAGAACCCGCGAGGCGTTCCGAAAACGGAACGCCTCGCGGCCAACGTTCCCGGCTAAGGGCCGGGAGAAAGGAAGTACAAAGCAAATGGCAAGAAATCTGAACACAAAACGCTTTGCGCATTTGCAGGAAATTTCGGCTCACGAAATCGGACGTCCCCGGTTCCGCCTGCGGAACATGCTGGCGGCCGGGCTCGGCGATTTCGTGGTTCAACCGGAATGGGATTACTACGGCGTGGCCGTTTCGACGGCGGTCGTGAAGCAAACACTGTTCTCGATCGTGCAGAACAACAACTTCACCATCACCGGCGGCGCGACCGTGGCCAAAACCCTGCAGATGACCAGCATGGTGCAGCCGAACCAACTCCAGGCTCCCGAACGGATGCTCGTTCGCGGACTTACCTGCGTGCTGGATAACCTCTGTAACCAGACGGACGCCATCAAGTTTGGAAGCCAAACGATCGTGAACTTCTTCATCTCCACGAAGTCGTTCTTCGTGATCGCGCATTTCATGAAGCTTCCGGCGGGTGGCGGCATCTGGGCGCAGCAATTCGGCGCCACGGCGGCCAACACCATCATCGGTCCGGTGGGCAACGGCATGCCGAGCGAGCATCAGGGATTCCGCCTCACCGATCCCGGATGCGACGGCACTCCGGGTATCGACCAGTTCCCGAACATCGATGGCATTTTGATCGCGCAGCAACAGGCGTTCAAAGTGGAAGTCGATCCGACGCTGGCGGCCTGGGCGCAGTCCACGGGCTTCACCACCAACGCGAACACCACCGTGCCCATCGGCACCGGTATCAACGCGTGGGTGTATCTCGAGGGGCAGAAAGCGCGTGCGGTGCTCTAGTTGGAATTCGTAGCTGTTCGGTGAAGGTTTCTCACGGCGGGACTCGCACACCCTACTGAGAAACGCTCCTCGAGCAGCTACGATTCCCAACTCTGACAGCCTTACCGCGAAAGCGCCCCTTGTACCGGGGCCTTTCGCTCAGGACATTGCGGGCCGTTGACGCGAAGGCGTGTCGGCCCGCACGCATTACGCAGGACAGCGGATTCGGCTCAACGGGAGCCGGGTAGAGGAGCGCACATGGAGTGCGCGATCATAAAATGTCGACGCAGCCAGGCGCATTGACGCAGGACCAACTGAACGCGCTGCAAAGCGATCCGCAAATCATGGAGCTGGGCGGGAATCTGTATATCGCCAAGTTGTTTCACTACATCGTGAACAACACGCATGCGGGAAACGACACGCAGACCAGCAATTTCCAAATCGATTCGGACGCCGATTTCCAGCTTCTGATGCTGATCGGTAGCCGTACCAGCAACTCCGCGACCATCGAAATCACGGAGGGCGGCGCCGGCGGACTGGCCTGGCAGTCCAATCCCGTGAATATCGACAACTTTCTCGGCACGGCGCAACTGCCGTTCCCCGCGGGGCTGATCCCGCAACTGATGCCGAAAAAGCGTTCGTACAAAGTGAAAACCGTGGATTCGAGCGGCGCGGCCAACAACATCCAGGTGGATTTCTGGGGCTACAAGCTGTACCCGGCAGCCATGGCCGCGCAGCTCGGCGCACTGCCGTCGCAGAATTAAGTTTTGCGGAACGGCGATGCTTAAGCGCATAGGGATATAAGTTCCGCATAAGTGTAATGCGCGACGGAATGGAGAGAGCGAAAGGCCCCGTCAAGGGGCGCTTTTGCGGTAAAAATGATTAATCCTTGGACACAAGGTCGAGTGCCGGGCGTGCCGATGAATCCTACGCTCGGCGCCTGGCAGAACCGCCGCAAGATGGCTTCGCCGGCCTGGACGCTGCCGCAGTGGGTGCGGCTCTCGCTTACCGGCGCGCATTTGTACTGGTACCAGTTCCCGGAGCTTTCGCTCGCCGCCGCGAAAACGGATTTGACCAGCGTCACTGTGGCGGAGGATTTCTGGCTCGTGGCCGTGATGGCGCGCGCGTCCGTCGCGAGCATCGGGAATCAGGGTAGCTTCCGCTTTCAGATCACGGAAGAGCAGGGCGCGTACAAATATTCGAAGTACGGCCAGAACCAAGCCAACTTCGCGTCCATCGCGCAGGAGCCGGGGCTCGTGCGCATCCCACATTTCATCGCCGCAGGCTCCCCGGTAGTCTGCAAGATTCAAAATCTGAGCGGCACGCTAACGAACGTGGTGGACCTGTGCCTCTTCGGGTACTCGGCATGGTGGAGGGAGTAGAGCAAAAGGCCCCGGTAAGGGGCGCTTTTGCGGTAAGGAAGTCATGGCCTACGACAAACTTTTTGCCGATCCTTCGGAGGCAGCGGGCGAACCGCCGGTAACCGACGCGGCCGCGTCCAGCATCAGCAAGTCCACCTGGCCGTACAATCGCCGCGCGTCAGTGTCGCTCGCGCCGCAGATTCTCCTGCGTCCGCCTGCCGCTCCCGATGCGCCGGACGATCCCCTGAGCCTCGCGCTCGGCGACCTGAGCGATAAGCTGCAGCAAATCCAGCGCGCCACGCGCCTGATCGCCGCGCCCTGGCTGATCGAGCCTCCGGACTCGGAATCGTTCCACTTCACCGCGGGCATCGTGATGCCCGCGCAAAGCGCCACGGTATTCCACACGGTGCTCTCTGTCACCGTTCCGCCCGGGCGCAATGGCGTAATCAAGCGCATCGCCAATGTGGTGGTCGGCGGCGCGTGGTCGGACTTTTCCGGAGACGCGGTATGGCAGATTCGGCGCAATCCCACGTCCGATTCACCGGCTGCCGAGCGCAACTACGAAAACATCCTGGCATCGCTCGGCTTGATCGCCCAACCGGTAACGATTTCCGGCATCCGCGTGTTTGAAAATGACGTCGTGCAGTGGGTGATTCGCAACAACGCGCTCCCGGTTTCCGGTGAGGAAGTGGGAGCGCTCTTCAGCGGCTATTTCTACCCGCGCACCTGGGACGATCAGTTCGAGCGGCAGGACCATCCTGTAAGCTGGTAAAGAAAGTGACTAGTGGCGAGTGGCTAGCCCTCCCGATTTTGAATTTTCTAGTCACTAGCCACTAATCACTAGCCACTTCGAAGGGAAAGTAAGATGGCACGTAAACTACACATCCCGAAGGCAGCGCAAATCCGTGGCCTACGCAAAGCCATCGCCAATCGCAAGACGCCGCGGCAGTTCATCCCATCGCTGAAAAAGCGCCTGGCGAAGCTGACGGCCTGCATCCTCTTCGCGCTGCTCGCCACGATGGCCCGCGCGCAAGCGCCAGTGTCGATCATCCCCACGCAACAAACGCTCGCGCCAGCCGGAACGGCCTGTACGGGATCGCCCCAGACGTTCGCCGTACAGAACCGAAACCAGACTCAGCACTATGCCTACGCCGCATCGACGCTCATTACCAACCTGACGATGAAGATTCAGGGGGTCGATGCGATCGGCGACGTTTACACCATTTCCGATTTATTGGCCACTGCGACGAGCACAGTAGGCGACAGTCAAGCTCTCCTGGGTAGCGGATATTTTCCCACCGTGCAAGTCGTGATCACGTGTTTCCCTGCGGTTACGGGGTCATTTGAACTTAGCTACGCCGGGGCCCAGGCCACGACGAATGTGAATGTGGGAAGCTATCTTGTTTCTCAGGTGGACAAGGCTTTCGCGCTCATAGCGCCCGCAGCAACAGCCTATAGCGCCAATTTTTTCACTCCTCCATTCGTAAATTCCTATGGACTTGTGACTTTTGCATACACGGGCGCGGGGCCGGCCGGTTCCACGGTTACCGTGCGATGCCAAAATGAAGTTGGGTTAGGCCCGCTATTCACGTTCAATTTGGCGACCACGACTTTGATAACGCAGTCGTTTCCCGTTCCCGCCGGCCCGTGCTCCACTGTTTCAGTCGCCTACAATCCCGGTGGCGCATCTGCCTCGACCTATAATTTCGATTACTTTTTCATTTCGCCAGGCACGTCGCAAAACAACGTCTACACGCACATCACGGGCACGACGGCTACCGTCGTGAAGGCCGGTCCGGGCGTGTTGCATACCGTCGTGGTGGGCACTCCCGCGGTGGGGACAATTAGTTTGTTTGACTTGGCGCCTGCGAGCTGCACGGGCACGCCATCCACGAGCGTGGTGTCCGTGATCACGGCCACGTCCACGTTTCCCGCGGCACCCGAAATTTACGATGTGCTGTTCAACAACGGAATCTGCGTGAAGGCTAGCGCGACTATGGACATCACAGTTTCAAGCCAGTAAGCGAAAGGCTCCCGGTAAGGGGCGCTTTCGCGGTAAGACTGAAAGGGAAGCTATGCGAAAAATTCTCAGTGTCGCCCTGGTACTTGCCGGGGCGTTTCTTTTTGCGCCCGCGGCGCGTGCGCAGTTCACCACCGTCACAGCGACAGTGAAAGACCCGAACGGTATTCCCTACGCTGGCGCCGTACTGAACGCGATCCTTGTGCCCAGTACGGGCGGCGGCTACACACTGAGCGGGAATCCCTACTCCGGCCGCATTGGTCCCGTGACGCTCGATTCCAGTGGATCCTTCACCGTGAATTTCGGGGACGTGACGCTGATTTCTCCCGGCAGCCCGCAGTGGCAGATCACCATCGATTCCGCCGCGGCCACGATCAGCTTGCCCCTCGGCACGGGGCCGCAGTCCTTTACCTACACCAGTACGGGCACCACGATCAGCGGCAGCTCGCCCGTGAGCTTGACTACGGCGCTGAACGCACTCGCGCCCAAGCTGACAAACTTCGCCAGCGGAGGATCAGGGACAATCAGTTGCTCGATTTCGGCCGCAGTGCTCTTTGAAACCGCCGCAAACACCGCAGGATGCGCTTCCACGCTCACGTTCAGCACGACAAATAAACTACTCCTCGTAGGGGATCCTACGAGTGGGTTGGCGGCCAGCACTTCATTGCCAGTTGGCAACTGGGCCGTGCAAGCAATTCACCAGAATTCGGCAACGACCGCGCAAGATACGGGGGTACTTGGGGTTGTTGAGGCGGATAGCGCCACAGCGAGTGGGAGTAACCACATCAATGGAGGGTATTTTTCAGCCAACGCTTTGACAAATTTATTCACGGGTAGCGGCGGGGGACCGCTTCAGGGAGTGCAAGGCGTAGGGGTTACATCACATCCGACTGGAAATATGGCCCAGGTACTTGGAGGTTTGTTTAGTGCGTTTCATACTGGGGCAGGTACCACCACTGATTTGGCTGGCCTTGCTTCGCAGTGCTTTGTGACCGGAAGTGGACTCGTTGGCGCATGCTCGGCGATCCGAGTTTATAACGGCGGCATCACAGGGGGTACGCCTCCGACCGGAAACTATGGAATCTTCATCAACCCGATGACAGGGGGAGTGAATAACTGGGCGATAAACATATCGAATCAGGTTCAGGATTCCTCCCATTGGGCGGTCCAAAGCGGCACCGGAAAAGTGGAATTTGGCGATCAGCTTATTCTGCACGGTCCTTTAAACTTTCCCGGATCGTCCAGTGGAACCGCAGGGATCAATGTACCCGCGGCTGCCGGATCGCCCTGCACGATCTTGCTGCCCACGACATCGCCATCGGCAAATCAATTCCTGCAATCCGCCGCAGCATCCAGCGGAAATTGCCAGACAACTTGGGCGACACCAAGTGCCGGAACGATTGCGATCCCTGCAACCGTTTCAGGCGCTACGTCTGGGGGAATCCCTTGTTTCGACAGCACAACAGACATGAATTCAACGGTAGCGATCACTGTAAACGACGCGATCACCGGTGGCGGCGCGGGTGCGTGCGCCAAGGACTCTAATGTTGTTGTCTATCGAGGCGCGAGAACGACAGAGACGACGAATGTCGCAATCGGCACCGGTGCTCTTGCGGCCAACGGTTCAGGTACAGATGTCCACGTTACAGCGATCGGCATGAACGCTCTTAACGCCGAGGCTGGAACCTTTCCATCCTCGAACAATACCGCGATCGGCTGGACTGCATTACTAGCGGAAAACGGCAGCAACGGAAGCAATACGGCCATCGGAAGCGGTGCGCTCAACAGTTTGACAACGGCAAGCAGCAACGTGGCGGTCGGATCGACTGCCGGAAATAATATCACAACCGGTAACTCAAATGTTTTTATCGGCACGACAACGCGCGCCAGCGCCAATAGCGACACGAACGAAATCGCAGTGGGAAATGCCGTAACGGGAGCAGGATCGAATACGGCGACAATCGGCAACGCCAGCGTGACGGATGTGCATCACGGCGGCGCGGCCGATGCGGCTGCCGTTCATGCCAAGGCTTACGATACGGCATCGAACTGCTCGAGCAGCGCATCGCCGGCCGTATGCGGATCGGCTACTGCGGGTAGCGTGGCTGTTCCCACAGGGACAAACGCCACTCTGGTTGTGAATACAACTTCCGTTACTGCCAACAGCCAAATCTTTGTACAGTCGGATGACACTTTAGGGACTAAGCTCGGAATAACCTGCAATTCGACACTCGCGTCTCTCATTGTCGAACCGGTGGTGTCAGCGAGAACCGGAGGTACTAGTTTCACGATCACGATCAGTGGAACGACGACGACGAATCCGGTGTGTTTAAGCTATTTCATCGTCAATTGAGGGCCTAATCTCCATGTCAAAAAGGTTTCTTTCCCTTGCCGCATTGTTGTTAATTTTCTGCAGTCCCGCCTTCGCGCAGTTCACCACTGTCACGGCCACGGTGCAAGACTCGAACGGCATCCCCTACGCCGGCGCGGTGATGAACGCGATCCTCGTGCCCAGTACGGGGGGCGGATACACACTGAATGGACAACCCTACTCTGGGCGCATAGGTCCCGTGACGCTCAGTTCCAATGGATCGTTTACCGTGAATTTCGGGGATGTGACGCTGATCACTCCCGGTAGCCCACAATGGCAGATCACCATCGATTCCGCCGCAGCCTCGATCGGATTGCCTCTTGGCACCGGCCCACAGAGCTTCACTTATACGAGTACAGGCACGACAATCAGCGGCGGTTCTCCGGTGAGCCTGACTACGGCCCTTAATGCACTGGCGCCAAAACTTACGAATTTCGCTAGTACGGGCTCCGTGACGAGCGTAACGGGCACGTCCCCTCTCAGTTCCTCCGGTGGAACAACTCCTACGATTTCCTGTCCCACCTGCGCTGTTGGCGCAAGTTCTCAAGTGGTTCAATCAGGGTTATTGGCTGAATATCGCATGCTCGCAACGGAGAGCCCCTGCGCCCTGGTGGATTACTCAGGAAATGGCAACAATGCGACCGGATGTGTAGGGACTTCCCCCACGATCATCCCCGTTACCGGTGGGGTAAATTTTTCCGTGAACGGTGCGATCGGAATTCCCGCTTCACTCAATTCGGCGCTGACGATTCAACTATTTATGTCGGGAGCCGCAGGTACATTCGGATCTCCGATTGCCGGGAATGGAGCTGGGGCGAACAGCGTGGGTTTGATGTTTGCGGCCACTCCGCAAGGATCACTCGATACCTTGCTATCTATGGATCGATTGTTCTCCGCGAATATGAGTGGAACCACTAAAGCTTATCCAAGGGCGGCGGTGCCAGGAAACGTTGTGATCACTTGGACTTTAGATACAACGGATCATCTATTCATCAACAACCTTGAGCCATTTTACTACTTTCTGCCTGGAGCCTCAGCGGGCGTGCAGACCGTTGGAAATTTTCAGATCGGTGGCAACAACGGAAATCACTATGGACAAAATCCGTCTTACCTGCAAGGGAAAATTTACTACGTCGTTTTATATAGTCGGGTGCTTACATCGGCAGAAATCGCCTCGAATGTTCAGTTTATCAATAATGCGATGGCAGCTAGGGGTTTAACGCCCTCGTTGATCAGTACGGTTGCCAGTCCAGCGAATGGGGCAACTCCCTTACTTGTCGCGGACGGGGATTCCATTACGGAAGGGGCGGGATTCGGTGTCGCCGTGCCCTATCCTGGAATTTTGACGCTAACTCCAGCGTCAACCGGAAACATCAGCAATATGGGGCTCCAAGGTACAACGATGTCGCAGTTGCTCTTAAATGCAGGAGTTACAGTTGATCCATTCTATCAGCCAACCGCAACGGCGACGGATGTAATTTGGGCCGGCACAAACAGCATTCTCGGAGGAGTTTCAGCAGCATTGACCGAATCTCAACTCGCTTCATATTGCCGTGCGCGTCACGCCATTGGTTTCAAATGTGTGGTCGTGACGATGGTTTCCAGGACAGGATTCGATACGGGAAAAAACGCGTATAACACTCTAATTCGGCAGCATTGGATTGAGTTTGCCGATGCGCTAGCGGATGTGGCCGCTGATCCCAGCTTGGGAGCCGATGGTGCGAGTGCCAACACGATCTACATTCAAACCGGTGGGGTGCATCCAACTCAGAATTCCCACTACAATGACATCACGCCGGTAATTCAACGCGCGATCAACAGGCTCTATGGGAATAAGGATTTTTCGTCAGCAAGCGTTTATGGATCTCCCGCAGCCGCGGCGGCTTCAACTACAGCACTCACCGAAACCACGAATACGGTAACCGTTACCTTCAGCGCAACCCCTGCGAACTGCCAAGTCGGAAATCCGATCGTAATCGCAGGCGTAACGCCATCGGGGTACAACAGCACAACGACGAATGGAGCGGGAAACGGAGCCTGGACGATACTAACCAGAAGTGCCACGCAGATAACTTTTTTCAGCTCGACTACTGGCTTAGGAAACGCCACGATTCAAGGACTTGCAAGCTGTCCCCAGCAACAAGATGTCGATCAATATCAAACTCTGAATTTTGGAACAGGAAACTATACACTTCAAAGCTGCGTCGGCCTAACTGGACAAAACATCTACATCCAAAACATCAATGCGAGTTCATCGACTCTCATTCCTTTCGGAAGCGAAACGATTACCCAAGGCGGCGCTAGCCCCACTACGCTGGCCGCGAATACAACGGCAATCCTGCAATCGCAGCTCGTGAGCGCATCGGCCGCAGGATGTAACTGGGTAAGAATTCAGTGACGCGAAAGTTGGAATGTTGCTGTTAGAATGACGAAACGAAATAGGTAAGGGGAATGGGACCGGGGGCCATGACTCCGGTAAGGAGTCTGGATTGGGTGACACGGGATTCGAGTTTCCTCCGAAATGCGATTTCAAGTGTGTGGACGGAACCGATTGCCCCGTGCCCGCTTCGCATTTCTGGGGTACGGTAAAGGGATGCTGCACGCATTTCGAGCTGTTCGCGCTCACGGTGATTCGCCGTAAAGAACTGCCTGACAATCCACGGCATATCGATATCATCGAGGAATACAATCGCCAGTGCGAGCGGACGTCCGTGATCCCCGGAACGAAATGCGAATCGAATGACTAGCGAGACGCTTTCGCTCCTTGGCGCGGCGGCCGGGGCGCTCACGGGAGCCAGCGGCGCTTGGGCGGTGATGCGTTTTCGAATCAACAAGAATGCGGCAGACATGAACGGTTTGGGACGAAAATATGGGCGGTCGATCGCGTTTCAACTGCGCGCGCTGGCCGAGGATGAACCGATCAACAAGCGGAAGCTCATGCACCTGGCGGACTTGATTGATCCGAGATAAGAGCGAAAGGCCCTAGTAAAGGGGCGCTTTCGCGGTAAAACTGTGAGGGCGAATGAAAATCCACATCGTTTTCGCGTTGCTGTTTTTCCTGATCGGGTCGGCGCTGCACACCTTGGCGCAGATTGACGCGATCGCTCGAGCCAAGAGTACTACGGGCAGTTCGCGTGTGGCGATTCTGCTGGGGCGTTGGCAGACGATCCTCATTCGCGCGGCGTGGTCCATCGCGCTCTTTACGCTGTGGCTACAGGGGCAGCTCGTGGCCGTGATGACGGCCGCGCACGTGCCCGTGCCGGATTCGATGGCCGCGATCCTAGACTTGCACGTTGGCGGCGCCGTGGCCTTCATGGCGGGATACGCCTTCGATTCCGCGCTGGCCTTCGCGCCCTGGCTGAAAAACACGATCCCCCCGCCGATAGATTCTATGAACGGCCCGTCCGGGCCTACCCCGCCGAATTCCACAGCCGTGCCCGCCATGAAGGTTGACGGCGCGCCACCGAAAGGGTAGAAAAGCCCATGCCCGAACCGCACG